ATGACGAAAGTGATTTTAAAAAAAATTCGGAAAGAGATGCCGGTGATTCTGCCTCCCGGAGCGAAGGGGGAAATTGCAAAGGCTTTGGGGTGTGGCCGGGTTACGGTTTGGGCTGCACTGGTGAATAACAGAAGGGGACCGGTTGCGGACAGGATTCGGGCGTATGTATTGGAGAAGTACGGAAGAGAGGTTGTGGAAAAAGAGGTAAATAATGATTAAATCGATGTTATGAGAAAGTATAAAGAACAATGTGAGGCTTTGGTAAAAGCGGGTGCGATTATTTTAGTCCGGGAGGGGTTTACAGAGGGCGGGATTCCGGTTTATGTTACCCGGAAAGTGACGGGTTGTTTTGGGGTAAAACGCGGACGGGACAGTGAGTGGGGTGTTACGGTGGATAGTCCGTTTGAAGACGGCGCGGATGGAGTGGTTTATAACCTGATTTTGGGTGTGAATGTTGGTGGCAAGGTTGAGGCAAAAGGTTTGCATTGTGATGTGGAGATTTGCACACATCGTTTCTCAAGTGAAGAGCGGGAAATGATTTTGTCGGACGCAATGGCGAGGTTGAAAATGGCGGATAGACCACTTCACGCCCATCAGTACAGATAATGGTTACAATTTATAGGGTTAGAAACAGACAAATGTAATCATTTTTCCCGAGGGGCACACTCCCCGGTTCGAGTCTGGGGCGGGAGCTAAAATATTAAAAGTAGCAATATATGCCTTGTGAATGGAATAATAAGATAGTGGTGACACGGGAGGAGCTGGTTCCGGCGTTTTATCGGTCATGGGATGCCCTACGGACACAATTAGACCGTTATAAAGATAAACCTTACGGGATTAAACGGGCGCGGCAGGGCAAAGGGTTGGGAAATTGTGTACTGATTGATTTTGACACTCTCCCCTCCGATATTCAGGCGTCATTGGGGGATCCGAGGAAACTGAATCATATTCTGGAGAAGTTTTATAAGCCGGATCCGTCCGCGGTCGCTTTTTTTACGAGTGAAAAAACGGGCGTCAAGGGTCTCTCGCCGGAGAAACAGGAAGAGTATATCATTAATGCGCAGGTGTTGAATGCGGCGATTGCTTTGAGGGATGCGCGTATAGACGAGCATTTGAAGCGTTCCGGAAGGCGTCCGAAGAGGTTGGATGAGACGGTTTGTGATGATGTGAGGAGTTTTAATGCGGTTTTGAGGTTGAAGTTCGGGGAAGGCCATACTTTGCCGGAGAATCCGCGCCGGCTTGCGGAGAAGATGCGGATTTATCAAGAAGAGGGTTATAGATGTCTGATTACGGGGGCTTTCGGCAATACGAATGCCGCCAGGAAGACGGAGAAGACTGTTTATTTGCTTGAAAGTATGTTTGCGCGGGATAAGACGAAGCCGAATCCGACGGATGTTGCCCGGCGTTATGATGCTTTCCTCGGCGGATATGTGGAACTTTTCGATGCGGCTACGGGCGAGCAGTTCAATCCGAAGGATTATAAGAAGTTGAGCGAGCGGACGATTACGAGGTTTTTGTCCAGTTGGGAGAGTAAGGTGGCAACGTATAAGCAACGTACGGGCGAACGGCAGCAGTATATGAGTGAATTTGAGTCGTGGGTAAGTACGGGGCATGTGAAATGGGCGGGCAGCCTGTTGAGCATCGATGACCGGCAGCCGCCGTTTGAGTACGAGAAGGGGAAACGGATGTGGTTTTATTTGGGTATTGATTTGGGGAGTGAGGCGTTTACGTGCTGGGTGTGGGGAAAGGATAAGGAGGGCATTATCCTGGATTTTTACCGGGAAATGGTGCGGAATTACGCGGAATGGGGGTTGTCCCTTCCTGCGGAACTGGAGTGTGAGAGTAATTTGAACGCGAATTTCCGAAAGACGTTTCTCCGGGAGGGTAAGATGTTTGATTATGTACGCGTGGAAGCGAATAATGCCCGTGGTAAGCGTATTGAGCAGTATTTCCGAAGCCTCCGTTATGATTTTGAGCGTGAGGAGGAGAATTGGATTGGCCGCCCGTTTGCCCGGAATGAAGCGAACCAGACGCGCCCGGATAAAAAGACGGTGGAATACAATACGCTGGTACGGCAGTGTCTGAAAACCATTCAGGACTGGAACAACCACGAGCATAGCCAATACAAGGGAAAAACACGATGGGAAGTGTTTTTGGAGAAGCAGAATCCGGATTTGAAGCCGATTAATTGGAAGGGTATCCTCCCCTATCTGGGTTACACGACCCGGGCAAAGTGTCAAGCTGGAAATGTGAAGTTCCGCGATACGTTGTTTTTACTCGGGGATAACGGGAAGATTGCCTTGGGGGATGAATTAATTGAGATTATGAAGGTGGTGGAGCGGCAGGAGTTGCAGATTTATTGGATTGACGGGCACGACGGCAGCGTGTTGAAGGCGATAGCTTATATCGATGGTAAGTATGTGTGTGAGTTGATTAAAAAGCCGCTTGTTGCCCGTGCCCGGGTTGAGCAGACTGCCGGCGACCGTGCTAATATGGAGTTGGTGAGCCATTATAACAATACCATTCGTGCATACGCTACGCGGCGGAAAAATGCGCTGACGGACGTGGTGATGTTTGACCACCGACGTCGAACGTTGAATGATAATTTTAAGATTCCTTTCCTTGAGACGGGTGCGGAACAGTATCAACCGGTGAGACTGGAGATATTGAATAATGATTTTGAAGAGCCGTTGAAACGGGATTTAAAGAGTGATGAAAGAACGGTGAAGGAACAAATGATGGAAAATTGGTTTTGACTATGATAGAATTAACGACAGATTACAAAAAGCGCGTTGTGGAGGCTTTGGTTTCCGCACGTGAGAATTACAGCGGCAGTGACAGTGATTTTGCCCGGAAATGGAGTATCGATAAGACGGTTTATTCCCGATTGAAAAAGGGGTATCAGGAGGGTTTGCTTTCGGTGGGGAAATATATCGAACTCGGCATGGAACTTAATGTATCAGCCAGGGAGCGGAAGTGGAATATGGTCCGGACGGAGGTGTTTAATTTGATTGAGGCGGAGGTGAAGTTTTGTAAGGCGTATTCCAAGGGCAAGATTTTTGTGGATAAGTGCGCCATCGGGAAGACTTACTCGGCGAAGTATCTTTCCCAAACGTTGCCGAATTGTTTTTATGTGGATATGAGCCAGGCCAAGAAGCCGATTCCTTTTGCACGAGCATTGGCGCGGGCAATCGGTGCGGAAGCCAAGGGACGTCTCGTGACGGTGAAGGAGCGGATCAAGTATTATTTGAAGTTGCTCCCGAACCCGGTGGTGATTATCGACGAGGCCGGGGATATGGATATTACGATGGTTTCGGAGCTGAAGGAGTATTATAACGCCCTGGACGGGATGTGCGGGTGGTATGTTTTGGGGGCGAATGGCCTGCGAGCTAAAATCAATTATGGTATCGAACATGAGACGTCCGGATATGAGGAGTTGTTCAGCCGGCTGAGTGACAAATATTCCACGATTGTACCTGCAAATAAGGATGAGCGTACGGAGTTTTACCGGCGGCTGTGCCGAAGCGTTCTGGAGGCGAATATGACCGACCGGAGTAGCTTGGATAAGTTGGTGGCGTTGTGTCTGAAAACAGAGAAAGACGGCGAAATCAGTGGTTTGCGTCGGGCGGAAAGTTTGTTGATTTTATCGGAAATGTAGATATGGCAAGGAAAAGGGTTTTAACGGTAAGAAATGTGTTTGACGCACGCAATGAACCTTTGCCTTTGGAAGGTGTCTGGGCGGATGCTTTCGGGCGAAAGGATTTCGGAGGCGCGTGGCTGATATATGGGCGGGAGAAGAATGGCAAAACTACGTTTGCCCTGATGTTTGCGCGTGCTTTGAGTTTGCAAGAGCCAGTGCTGTATATTTCGGCGGAGGAGAATCCGTGTACGTCTGATTTTCAACGGGCGATGAGCCGGGCGGGGATTACGGTGGGCGATCGGAATCTGCGTTTTTTGCCTTATATGGATTTTGAGGATATTGCGGTGACGTTGCATAAGCGTCGGGCTCCCCGGATTGTGTTTTTGGATAATCTGACGAAGTACCGGCGGAAGGTCCGCCCGGATCGTCTGACGGACTTGTTGGACGAATTTCCAAAGACGACGTTTGTGTTTTTGGGGCACGAGAATCCGAAGGACGGAGAGCCGTTGGGCGCACTGGCTTTTGAGTGTAAGATTTTCGGGGCGATGGTTATCCGGGTGGAGGGTTTGGTGGCGAAGGTGGTCGGTCGCGGGGATGTTGCCGGCGAGCTGGTGATTGATGAGGAACGGGCAAGTTTGTATTACCGGAATATTTTGAAAGGTTCGGAGGACGAGTCGCAAGGTGTTTCCGGTGAGGTATCAGAAATTTAATATGACAGATATGAAACAGGAAGTAACGAATTTCGGGAAGTTTTACCGGTTGATTCGGTTGATGCCAGGGTGGCAGGGGGATGAGGAGCTGAAGGAAAGGTTGGTCTGGCAGTTTACGGATTGCCGGACGAATAGTCTGCGGGAAATGAAGCGGACGGAATATGACCGGATGGTGGAGTATATGGAGGGCTGGAAGTGCGACATCTCGAACGTGCGCAGCTACACCGAGCTGCCCCGCGAG